CTCCGGCAATCCCTTCTTTACCACCGATACCGCCGCTGTCCTCCGCGCCGCCGAGCTCAAGGCTGACGCGGTCTTCAAGGGCACCACCGTCGACGGCGTCTACGATTCCGACCCCAACAAGAATCCCAACGCCAAGTTCATCCCCGATATCTCCTATCAGGAGACCATCGACATGGGCATCCGCGTCATGGATCCCGCTGCCTTCCAGCTCTGCAAGGAACAGCACATCCCCCAGCTGCACATCTTCAACATGGACAACCTCGACAACATCCTCAAGGTTGCTCAGGGCGAAAAGATCGGCACTGTGGTACATGCGTAAGGGAGATAAAGATTGGCGGGGAGGACTTTTCTTTAGAAAAAGAAAAGCCCTCCCCGCACCCCTCCCAAAGAAACCGGTCAGGGGAAAAGTTTATATACAGCTTTTGCGCATTTCCGGTGGTCGGAAATGCACAAAGGGCGGGGAGATCGGGCCGGACGGCGGCCCGATCTCCGTTTTTGTTTTGGGGTCTTTGGAAAGTTGACGAAAATGACGAAGGCGGCGCGGTACAATATTGCCCGTAAGCGAGGGCTTGCTAAGAACGCAGATCTGCGCCGCTGGAATCAGTGGCGGCGCAGATCGTCGGAAAGGAGGGAGGAAGGTATTGTGCAGCAAGGAAGCAGGTGCGGCTGCCACCATGGCAGCCGTGACTGCGTCTGATGAGCGCGGCAGCGATTGGATGGCGGCACAGCCGCCCGGCAGCAGTTGGCAGGCGGCACCGCCGCCCGGCAGCGATTGGCAGGCGGCACAGCCGCCTAGGGTGGCCAGCGACGCGGAGATTCTGGAGTTTCTGACCGGGGTGATGCGCGGCGACGGCGAGGGCTCGACCCAGACGATGAAGGCGGCGGAGCTGCTGGGCAAGCGCATCGGGCTGTTTTCCGAGCGCGCTGAGCCGCCGCCTGCGCCGGTGATCATTGACGACGTGGCTGCGCTGGCGACGTCGGGGGCGGAGGAGGGGAAGTCCGGCTGACGGACTGCATTGCGCCGGCGTTTTACGGCGTGCACGACGATCTGCTGCGCGGCGGCCACGGGGAATACTGGCTGCGCGGCGGGCGCGGGTCGGGCAAGTCCAGCTTCGTGTCGGTGGAAATCGTGCTGGGGCTGATGAGGAATCCCGGCGCCAGCGCCGTCGTGTACCGGCGGGTGGCGGGCACGCTGCGCGAATCGGTCTACGGGCAGATGCTGTGGGCGATTCACCGGCTGGGACTGGACGGTGAATTTCAGCCGCGGCTGGCGCCGCTGGAGATCGAAAACACGCGCACGGGCCAGAGGATCCTGTTCAGGGGCGCGGACGACCCCGGCAAATCAAAGTCGATCAAGCTCGCGAAGGGTTACTTCGGATTTCTATGGTTTGAGGAATTGGACGAATTTGCCGGGATCCGCGATATCCGCAGCATCAAGGCCAGCGTGCTGCGCGGCCATGACCGCGCGGTCACCTTCTGCACCTACAATCCGCCGCAGTCGGCGCGCAGCTGGGTCAATGGCGAGGCCCTCGTCCCCCGCCCCGGCCGGCTGGTGCACGAAAGCGACTACCGCGGCGTGCCGGAGGCGTGGCTGGGCCGGGCGTTCATCGCCGAGGCGGAAAGCCTCCGGGAAAGCGACGAGCGCGCCTACCGCCACATGTACTTGGGCGAGATCACGGGAACCGGCGGGCAGGTGTTTTCGAACCTCGAGCTTCGGCCGCTGACGGACGGGGAAAGAAGCGCCGGCCGGGCGTACTGCGGGCTGGACTTCGGCTTCGCCGCCGACCCGGACGCCTTCGTGCGGGCGGGCTACGATCCCGCGCGGCGCAGGCTGTGGATTCTGGACGAGTTCTGCCGCGCCCGCGTGCCGGCCGAGCAGCTGGCGGAGGAGGTCATCCGGCGGGCGGAGGGCGGCGTGGTGCGCTGCGACAGCGCCGACCCGAGAATGATCCATCAGCTCAGGGAGCGCGGCGTGAACGCGGCGGCGGTGAAGAAGGGCCCGGGCAGCGTGGCGGCGGGCATCCGCTGGCTTCAGGAGCTTCGGGCGATCGTGATCGATCCGGAAAGGTGCCCCAGCGCGGCGAAGGAGTTTTCGGCCTATGAATACCCGCCCGCGCCGGACGGCGGCTTCCTTTCGGAATTTCCCGACCGGGACAACCACATGATCGACGCGCTGCGCTACGCCATGGAGCCCGAGACCGGGCGCAAGGCCGCGCGGACGATGGAGCTTTATCACTAGGAGGAAACATGATTGTAAGATCGAGAAGGGATTTTGAAAACGGCCCCGGCCGCGCGGAGCTGGCCGCCTGCGTGCAGGAATTTCTGTCCGGCGCGCCCCGAAGGCAGCTGCTGCGCGACAGCTACGAGGGCCGCCACGCCATCCTCGGCAGGCAGAGGCCGTCGGGAATGCCCAACGTGAAGCTGGTGCACGATTTTCCCCGCTACATCAGCGCCATGGCGGCGGGCTATCTGGTGGGCCGCCCGGTGGGCTACGAGGCGGACGGGGATCAGCGCGCCGCGCTGGACGCGGTGATGGACCGCTACAGCCGCTGCGCCGCCGACAGCGTGGACGCGGAGCTGGCCAAGAACGCCAGCATCTTCGGCCGCGGCGTGGAATTGGTGTTTGCCGACGCAGGCGCCCAGCCGCGGTGCGCGTCGATTGACCCGATGACCGCCTTCGTGGTGTACGACGACACGGTGGAGGCCCGCCCGCTGCTGGGCGTGAGGCTGGTGGAAAAGCGCAATGCCATGGGCCAGACCGCGGGCTGGGACACCGAGGTATGCACCGAGCGCGAGATTTTCGTGTTCGGCGGCAGCGCGCCCGGCGACGTGGGCCCGCTGAAGAAGCGCAGTCCCCACTTCTTTGGCGGCGTGCCGATGGTGGAGTACTGGAACGGCGAGGACGAGCGCGGCGACTTCGAGGGCGTGCTGACGCTGATCGACGCCTACAACCAGCTTGAGTCCGACCGCGTGAACGACAAGTGCCAGTTCGTGGACGCGCTGCTTCTGCTGTACGGCTGCACCATGGAGACCGACGACAGGGGCCGCACGCCCGGCCAGCAGCTCCGGGAGGACAAGCTCCTCGCGCTGCCGGACAGCGACGCCCGCGCCGAATGGCTGTGCAAGCAGCTCAGCGAGACCGACACCGAGGTGCTCAAGAAGGCTCTGGCGGCGGACATCCACAAGCTGAGCATGGTGCCGGATTTGTCCGACGACCGCTTCGGCGGCAACATCAGCGGCGTGGCCATGCGCTACAAGCTGCTGGGGCTGGAGCAGCTGACGAACGTGAAGGAGCGCTGGTTCCGCGAGGCGCTCAGGCAGAGGCTGAGGCTGTTCGCCGGATTTCTGGCCATGCGCGGCTTTCCCGCGCTGGACGCGGAGCGGGTCCGCATGGTGTTCACCCGCTCGCTGCCGGTGAATGCGCTGGAGGAGGCCGAAATGCTCGGCGCGCTGAAGGGCTTCGTGGACGACGAAACCCTGAAGGAGCGCGCAAAGAAGCTGGGAACGTAAACTTACCTATTTATATTCATGTCTGAAAGGAGCACAACGCAGATGGAAACCATGAACAACAATGAACAGGTCGTCATGCAGCAGGGCATGACCGAGGAGCAGGTCGGCAAGCGCATCGCCGAGGCCATCGACGCCGCCCGCGCCGAGTGGGACAAGGCGCAGGCCGAGAGCGCGCGCGTGGCCGCGATGACTCAGGAGGAGCGCGCGGGCTACGAGACCTCCCGCCGCGAGGCGGAGCTGGCCGAGCGCGAAAAGAACGTGACCCGCCGCGAGATGAAGGCCATGGCGCTGGAGGAGCTGGGCAAGCGCGGCCTGCCCCGCGAGCTGGCCGACGCCATCAGCTGCGAAAGCGAGGGAGAGTGCATGAAGAGCATCGACCGCATCGAGCGCGCCTTCCGCCAGGCGGTTCAGTCCGCCGTGGACGAGCGCCTGCGCGGCGAAGCCCCCGCCGCCGGAACCGGCCGACGCGCGGACGCCGACAGCATGACCGACGCGGAATACTACCGCATGAACGCAGGCTTTGCCAAGCTGTAAACCGAAGAGGAGGAATTTATCATGGCCAATACCTTTGTTACGCTCAAGACCATCGCGCGCCAGGCTCTGCCCGCGCTGATCGACAATCTGGTGATGCCCAACCTGATCTACCGCGATTTTTCCGAGGAATTCCACGATGTGGGCGATACCGTGCAGGTGCGCAAGCCCGCGGTGTTTACCGCCGAGGAGTTTGACGCCGTGAACGGCGTGAACTGGCAGGACATGCGCGAGGAGGGCGTGGACGTGAAGCTGGACCACATCGCCACCGTGGACGCCCGCGCCTCCGCCATCGAATCCGCCACCTGCATCGACGATCTGAACCGCATGTTCATCCAGCCCGCCGCCGCTGCGCTGGCCGAGAAGATCAACCGCGACGGCCTGAAGCTGTATGCGGACGTTCCCTACTTCGTCGGCGCGGCGGGCGTCACCCCCTCCACCCTGACCGACCTGTCCGACGCGCGCCGCATGCTGAACATGAACCGCGCGCCGCTGACCGGCCGCTGCGCCGTGTGGGACACCGAGGCCGACGCCAAGCTGACCCAGCTGCCCGCCATCGTCAACGCCGAAAAGTCCGGCTCCGTCGAGGCGCTGCGCGAGGGCAGCCTCGGCCGCGTGTACGGCATGGAGAACTTCATGTCCCAGGGCGTGTGCAAGCATGTGTCCGGCCTGACCGCCGCCACCGCCGTGAAGGTCAGCGGCGCCGTGGCCGAGGGTGCGAACGTGCTGAACCTGAAGGGCACCTCTCTGACCGGCAAGCTGGTCAGGGGCGACCTGATCGAGATCGGCGGCAAGCAGTTTGTTGTCACCGAGGACAGCGCGGCGGCTTCCTCCAACGCCATCTCCGGCGTGAAGGTCTTCCCCGCCCTGCCCCAGCTTGCCGACGGCGCGGAGGTGACCGTGGCCGGCAGCCACACCGCGAACCTGGCCTTCCATCCCATGGCCTTCGCCTATGTCACCCGCCCGCTGGCCAATCCCGACGGTCAGGGCGTGGCCAGCTACGTCACCAGCTACAACGGCGTTTCCCTGCGCGTCACCAAGGGCTACGACCAGAAGTACAAGCGCAGCATCTATTCCATGGACGTGCTGTACGGCTTCAAGACGGTTTACCCCGAGCTGGCCGTGCGCGTGCTGGGCTGATGATTGCCAAGCTGAAGCGCCGCATCCCCGACGCGCAGGATGAGGCGCTGCTGAAGGACCTTCTGGACGAGGCCGGCGCGTTCATCTGCGCCTACACCCGCCGCGAGGCGGTGCCGGAGGAGCTGCAGGACGCTCAGGTGCGCATCGCGGCCACGCTCTTCAACCGCATGGGCATGGAGGGCGAGGCCAGCCACGGCGAGGGCGGCGTGACCCGCACCGCCGACGCGCTGCCCGAGGACCTGCGCAGATGGCTCAACGCGTGGAGGCTGGCGAAGGGAATTGACGCAGGATAAAGCCGGCCACGGCAGAAATTGCCCGCTTTGTGCGCGGAGGCATCCGGACAAAGCGGGCATGGAAGGAGTGTGAGTGATGCGGCTTTTTGAAAGAACGCTGAAATGGATTGAGATTGCGCCGCGCAGCGTGGCCGCGGACGGGCTGGGCGGCATGGTGGAGGGCTTTTCGGCTGCGAGGCGCTCTGTGCGCGGCAGCGTGATTCCCTCCACCGGCGGCATGGTCAGCCGCGAATCCGGCGCGGCGCAGGTCGGCACCATGTGCCTGCTGCTGCCGAAGGACGCAGATATCGCCGTGGGCGACGGCGTGGGCGTGGACGGCGGCAAGGTGGAGTGGCGGTGCGTGAACGTGGAGAACTGGTCGGCCCACGTGGCCGCGCAGGTGGAGCGCATATGATTTTTCGCGCGGTGAAGCATCTGGAGGCGCTGGCGGCGATGCGGGTGCGCGAGGCGGCGGAAGAGCACTGCGCCGCGGCGAAGGACCGCGCGCCGGTGGACACCGGACGGCTGCGCGCGAGCATCCGCGCGGAGGCAAAAGGCCTTTCTGCGCGGGTGCTGACCGACTGCGAATACGCTGCGGCGGTGGAGTTCGGCACATCGAGAGCTGCGCCGCAGCCGTTCATGAGGGGGTAGAGAATGATTTCCATCAAGGACAGAGTGAAGACGCTGCTGGAATCGTCGGGCGCGGCGGTGTGGTATTTCTATCCGCAGAGCTGGGCGCGGCTTCCCTGCGTCAGCTGGCGCGAGAGCAAAAACCGCGAATTTGCGCAGGCCGACGGTCATGAGCATCTGGCGGAGCTTGAATATACGGTGGACGTGTGGGCCAGGGGCCCGGAGGAGGCGCACGTGCTGGCGGAGAGGATCGATGCCCTGCTCGTCTCCGCGCGGCTCAGGCGCGACTATGCGGCCGACCTGTTCGGGGACGGCATGCACCACCGGTCGATGCGGTACCGCTGCGTCGCAGACGAGGCGGGCAGGATCTATCAGTAAAAAGGAGTGAAGACAATGGCAACGGGTGCGAAGGGCACGATTTTTAAGTTCAACGACGTCGTGGTGGGCAAGCTGACCAGCGTGGGCGAGATTTCGCCCGATTCCGAGGAGCTGGACATCACCACGCTGGACTCCGCGGGCGGATACCGCGAGTTTCTTCAGGGCTATCGCGACAGCGGCACGGTGGAGCTGAGCGGCTTTCATGAAAGGGGAGACGCGGGTCAGACCGAGCTGCGCGCGGCCTATGCCTCCGGCGCGGCGGGCGCGGCCAAGGTGGAGTTTCCCGACGGCACGACCGTCTCCTTCAGCGCGTTCGTGAAGGGCTACACCCTCGGCGCGGCGGAGGTGGACGGCGCGGTGGGCTTCGGCGCGGAGCTTCGGATTACCGGCGCGGTCACCGTGGAGGAGGCGTAAGGAATGGACATGAAGGTTGAAATCGGCGGGCGCGGCGTGGCGCTTCGCTA